GATCATAAGTAGGTGCTTTAATATATTTACCATCTAATGGAGTAGGTACATTAGTGGTATTTACATATTTTTTATATTTGTTTGGATTAGATAGTGTTGACATAGCTTCAGTATTTGCTCTAGCTAATTGCTCATTAAGTTCAATAAGTTCTTTTTCTCCAGCAGAACCTTTTTGTATTAATTCAGCTCTTCTGGCTGTAGCCATTTCTCTACTAAAACCATATTTACTTTTTAATATTGCATCTTCTACTTCGTCTACAGATTTAATAAAGCCATTGGGTCCTGATCCCTGTCTAGCAATACTATTTAAATAATCTAATGTGTAGTTTAAATTTGCTTGTTTACCCACTGTTGCAAAAAAAGTATAAGAAGGATCTTTAATAACTCCAAATAATTCTTCTTGCCAAGGATTTAAAACTTTTCTTTTTAAAATAGAATTATCTATTTTTACATTTTTTAATTCTTCTGCACTTACATTTGCATTTCCTAAATCATAAGGTGTAACTTCATCACTTGCTATTTTAGATGCAAATTTTCTAACTTCTTCGTCTGCTTCTTTTAAAATTGTATCCGAATCAATTGGTCTTCCTGTGCTTTGAAGTTCTTCAATTCTATACTTTACATATTTTTCTTTACTTCTTTCAATTATTTCTTCGGTAGGTTTGTATTTATTAAATCCTAATAAACCTTTTTGTTCAAAGCCTTGATAAACTGTAGTAGTATATCTTCCAAAATTATCTGCAATTCCTTTAGCAGTTTCACCATCTAAATTTTGTAAATATAATCTACTAGACATATTATCAATAGATAGTCTTGCATTAATAATTGCATCTCTTAATTTTGTAGAATCTCCACCAACACTTTTAACTTTATCTAAAATCTTTTTAAAAGCATCAGATTCTTTTCCAATTTCCACATAATCTTTAACAGTAAAAGCTCCTTTTTCCGAAATAGATTTAGACAAGTCTTCTATATTAGGAACTTGACTTTTTAAAATTTCTTTTTTAGAATTAACTTCTAATAACTTTTTACTAATTTGTTCATCACTAATGGCTTTTCCTCCATCTAGTTCTCTACCTAAATCTACTAACTCTTCTTCTAGTTCTTTAAATTGTTTTACAGCATCTAGTTCTTTTGCTACTCTTGCTTTAGATTCTGGATTTAAAAGTCTTTGTGAATTTTTACTAGTAGGACTTACAATCTCTTGTAGATCGGCTCTAAAGATTTCTTGGCCTGTCCTTGTTTCATTAATACCTTTTCTTGTATTTAAATATTGATCATAAAATTCATCACCTAAATTTTTAAGACTTGTGTCTATTTCTTTTACACTATTTGTAGCTGCAACATTTGCAGCTTTTTTCATACCATCATAATATTCTTTAGTTTCAAAATTACTTCTTGGTCCAGCTCCTTTGGCAGACATTCCAAACTCTCCAAACTTTTCAAAGTTTTGTTTAATAGAATTAGATGAGTATTCATCTAATACTTTATCTCCTGAACCTCTTAATGCTTTAATTCCTTTTCCTGCACCAATAATACCTAAATTAAATAGAGCACCTTCAGTACCAAACTTTAATCTATTTTTTAATTTTCTATATGCATCTTGTCTACCACTTTCTTTTTCTTCTTTATCCATCATAGTAATAGCATAAGGTTCTAGTGATGTACCTCTAGCCATATCAGCAAATGTACCTATATCTTCATCGGCTACCAATGCTTCTCCAATACCACCTCCAACTACACCACCTGCAGTAGGGCTCATAATTTTAGACCCTATCTTACCCATACTCATATACTTACTACCTTTTTTAGCTTGTAATGCTTTAGTAGCTAATTTAGATCCTATCTTATAACCTTGGACAGCAGGTATACCTATTTGTGTCAATGCTTGAGTAATTTTACCTATGGTTCTTGCTTCTGCTTCATCATCAAAAGGATTAACATCGTCAAACCATTTTTCAACACCTTTGGCCGTATTAGTATCACCTATTAAATCGAATAGTTCTGCACCCAATGATACAAAACCTTTTGGTATGTTCCAAAGACCTGTGGCTACACCAGCAAGTGCTGATTCAAAAAAGCCAACTTCTTCATCTTCTTTTTTCTTTTTAGATTCCTCTAAACTTAATGGAGTAATCGGCATTTATCCTCCTATATTAAAAACCTTCTTCACCTGGTAATAAGAATTTTTTTCCATCCCATCTACCAAAAAATTCTCCTCCAGGACCTTCTTTTTCAAAATAATAATATTGATTAGTTACTTCATCACCAGTTGTTTGAGTAGGATCAGGATGTTTAGAAACTTTAGCTGGAGAAATACTATTGTCTGTCATAAATGTACTAACTTTTAATGCTATTCCTGGAGATGTTTCTTTACTTAAAGATTCATAAATTAATTTAATATTATCCATTCTATTTCTTCCAGCAGAAGCATTTTGAGATATTGTTTTTGCAGCTTCTGCTACACTAGTTCCAGTTAATCTAGCTAATGCTTTTGCATTTTTTTCAAGTGATCCAGGTTCTAATTCTTTTAAAGCTGCTTGGAATCCTAATGTTTTAGCTTGTCTATCTGCTGCTCTTTCAGCTTCTTCTATTTTAGAAAAACCTTCTAATGCTGGTCCACCTGCTTTACCTACAACTTCTCCTAAAGATTGTCCTCCAGGTTGTGCTAATATATTAGCACCAAATTTAGCAATTTCTAAATATCGTTGTCTATTTAATTCATCTTTGTCGCCACCAAGAGTTTCTTTAAACATATCCATATACTCTTGCATAACATCTTTATCAGATTTTTCTTGAAAATTGTTTAAACCTGTACCATCTCCACCTGTACCTGCGCCCGTACCAGTTCCTTCTGCTTTTTTTATTTTATTTTTTTCAATTTCAATTAATTCTTTAGCGTCTCTTTCTCTTCTATCTTTTGTACTTTCTGCGCTAGTATTAATACCAAAAAACTCTGCTACATCAGGATTAGCATCTTCATCTCTATCTGGATCATTTGGATCATATATTTCTGCATTATCTCCAAATATTCCTTTTTTAATTTCTTCAACATTTTTATTAGCTGATAAACCTGGGTTATAACCAAACAATCTACCTACTGTATTAATTGGAACATTAATAGCTGTGTCCATAATTGAAGAAGTAGCATCTAAACCTAAATTTCCTATTGTTTTTAAAACTGACCCAATTCCAGAATTATCTAGAAATGATTCTTCACTTCCTAGTCTTTGTCCTGCTATTTTTATTTGTTCTTCTAAAGTTGCATCGGGAAACTCTATCATTACTTGTTCAATAACTTTTTGTTTTACATCGTCTTTTGAAGTGCTTCCACCTTCTTCATATCCTACTCTACCACCATCTTCATAACCTAAACCAGAAGCGATCCCCGTTCCATAACTAGAAACCGGTCCACCTCTAAACATAGGTCTTCGTAAGATGTTACTCATTAGAATAAACCCTTAATAGCTCCACCTAATCCTGCAGCACCAATACCTAGTCCTAGTAATTGTTGTGTTGTGCTTGGAGGAGGAGTTGATTGAACTTGTGTTGCAGCTGGGAATCCACCAATTACTGATGCAAGTTGTGGACCAACTAAACCTAGTCTAGTGTAATCTGCAAACGCTGCTTCTCTAGCTGCTTCTTGTTGAGCTGCTAAATTAGCTTGTTCTAATTGTCTTTGTGTTCCACCTAATTGAGTTTGATATGTACCTAATCCTTGTTGTGCTGCTAAATCTGTTGCTCTTCTTTGTGTAGCATCTTGAAAACCTTGTTGTAGTAATTGAGATTCTTGCATTGCTCTAGCCATATCAGCACTTGCTTGATACTCACCCATCATTGCAGCTTCTCTACCACCACCAAAAGCTCCTGCAGTTACTGCTTGATTTCTTAAAGCACCTAAACCTTTAGCTTGTTGTCTTTCCATTGATGCCAAAGACGCATCAATAACTTGTTGTTGATAAGGTGACATGTAAGACTGAATTGAACCAGCCCCGGTTCCCGCTCCTGTACCCGTTAATTGACCAAGATTAGCCGCGGCTTGTGCTGCAGCTGTTTCTAAACCTGATTGGCCAGCAACGAATTGTGAACCGGTGTATGTAGAAGTAGGTAATGTTTGACCTAATAATCTTAAGCCTTCATTAGTTACACCTAGACCGGCGGCTTCTACAAAGGGTTCTCTATACTGTCTAGTTTCTGTTATTGCCATTAATATCCTTTAGTAGCTAATTTAGGTAATCCTCTTATTAAACCACCCTTACGAGCAGACACATCTCTATAATCGTCACCTCTAACTGCTTTTTTAATTTTTTTAGAAGTCTTACCCGATAGTTCAGGTTTAGAGATATTAATTTTTTTATTAAAACCTTTACCTGTAATTAAAGGTTTTTTCTTTTTTTCACCTTTAAGTAGAGTTGTATATTTTTTACCCTTATGAGTAAAAGTATCTTTACCAGATTTTTTAGCTAATTTAAAAGCTGCACCTTTTTCAGAAAGTTGTTTACTAGTATCTCCAACTCTAGCTCTTTCTCTATTAGACATTCTTTTTTGAGCTTTAGATCTTTCAGCTTTTGTTTCAGTAGAGTATTCTAATTTTCCTTTTTTCTTATCATCTCTAGTAGAAGTAAAAGTTTTTTTACCTTCTTTTTTTGCTTTATCAAATTGCTCTCCAAAAGTAGGAATATATTTTTTCCTTACTTTATCTACACCACTTCTTATTTTTTTTAGTATTGCCATTATACTCTTGCCTCCAAATTGTTCATTAAATTATACATTCTTTTCGCCCCTTTATTTACACTACCACCACCTGCTGCTCTGACAGCATCTGCTGTCATTACAAATTCATTTTTAGAAAGTCTAGCAGGAACATCGTCTGCTCTTTCTTTTTTACCAATAGGTATAAAACCTCCACCTCTCATATCCATTTCTTTACCACCTAAATTCATTATACCACCTTCTTTCATTTTAGGTACTTCTTTATCTAATATTTCTGTTTGTATAAATTCAAACTCTGGTTTTTCCATTTCTCCATTTCTATACATTTGTGGAGCGTATAATTCATAAAACTCTTTTTTTCTGTCTTCAGGCATTAAACCATCCATATCATTGTACATTGCTTCTATAATAGCTCTCATTTCTGATTGACCTGGTTGTACTGTTACTTTTAATTTATCTACTAAAAATTCTTTTGGTTTTTCTTCTATGTTTTTAACGGCTTCTGTAATACCACCAAATCCACCGTCCGCGAATCTCATTATAGGAACAGGAGCAACATCTCCTTGTAACATACCTAAACCTTGTTTTGCGTAATCTAAACTATCTCCTAATGACATTCCTTCATCTTCATCACCACCTTTCATCATTTCTACAAATTCTTTCATAGACATTTGATCTTTATCATCATCCTTATCTATTTTTGCGTCTACTTCGGTAACTGACATAATTCCAGCCGATGGAGGAGCTTTTTTATTGATAGAAGTTTTTTTCTTTTTAACACTTTTACCATATCTATATCCTGCTCTACCACCATCTGCGTAACCATATTTATCTAACATTATATTAACATCATCTGAATCGTGGCCAGCGTTTATAAATATATCAAAGATAGCACTTCTTCTTGCACCTTTATCTTTTATTCCTTGTGAAAGTAAATCTGCATTATATTCATCTATTTTTTTTTGATTTAATTCAGCTGCTTTAATACTCATATCAATACCACCTTGAGCACCTACTGTTTTTAATAATCCTGCATTATCTATCATTTGTTTACCCTTACCTGCATAGTCTGCAGCTTTAGTAAGCATATTAAATTTATCGGCACTATCTCCTACTGCCCCATATGTTTGTGAAAATTTTCCTAAACCTTGAGATAAAGCATCTGGAGCTCCCGCTAACATTGCTGTTCTTAAAATATTCGCATCTTCATCTGTAGCTGCTGCAGTAGTTCCTGCAATAATAGCTTTGGTAAGAGCAGGATTAGAAAATATACCTGAAGAAGCTAGACCTGCTGGTCCAAAAGATGCTGCAAGATAAGGTAAGAAAGGTTTAAGTTCCTTTGGTATTATCTTTTTTGCTATTTTCCTAACTGGTTTGAATATCTTTTTAAAAAATCCCATAGTTTCTCTTTATGTTATGTAGCGATAAGCAAGTTCGCAAAGCTTGAAAAAAGGCGAGTGTATCACAATTTACTAGGTTTTTATACATTCGTCAATCGCTGATATTAAACCCAGCACCTATTTTTATCTCTTCTACAGTTACATTTACGTCTCTTCTTATATGTTCTGCTTTAGTATCTGTATCAGTATTCTGTACGTCTGCCAAAGCTTCTGCATCTGACATATATTCTTGACCTGTTTCTGTGTTAGTTAATGTTACTTCTGTTTTAGGCGTAATTACTGGTACTCTTTGACCATTAATTGTTTCATACCTAACTGAAGCTTCTGTTTCAATAAACGGCATTATCTGTCCTCCCTGTTGATTTCTAATATTGATGTTACAACATGCAATCTATTTGCATCTGCAGCAGTGACTTGTAATACTTCATTTTCTTCCATAATTAAAGGTTCTGTTAATAATTGTTCTGTTGCATTACCTGCTATAGCTTTACTTTTAAATATAGTAAATTTATCAGCTGATGCTGGATCTCCATTAAATAAGTCTACTGTAATATTACTACCATTGTTTGTATCATCACAAACTAATATAGATTTTACAATGGCTCTAGAGTTTGATGGTACAGTATATAAAGTTGTAACTGTGTTAGTTGTTAAATCTAGTTTTGCGTTTTTATATATATTTGCCATTTATCCTAATCCGAACCATGTATATCTTTCAGAATCTTCTTTTAATTGAGTTAAGAAAGTAGAGTTTAATTGTTCAACCACTGTTGATAACGCTCTGTTAATTTGTCTTTGGTTATCTTCTGTATATTCTTTTTTAGGTTCTGGTAACCTTACCACTATCTTTGTCATTATCTTCTTCCATCTGGTTGCAGGTCTGCTTGAAACGTACCAAATCTCCAAGATTCATTAACACCTGTGTTTTCTATTTTAACAGCCGCATACCTTCCACGAGCTCTTGTGTCTACTTTAGTCGTAGTTGATGTAATTGTAAAGGGACTTAATGTAGTAGCTGTATTAGGATCCGCAGGATAGTCAGCTACTGAAATAGTTATTTGTGCATTTCCTACTAAATTTTTAAAATTAGGTAAAAATCTTCTCATTGCTAAAAAGTATTCTCCTATTCCTTGATCAGTTTGTAATGCAAAATCATAGGATTGAACAAAAGACGTAAGAGTAGTTGTGCTTCCATCTGGATTAACTTGATCATTCCCTGTTTCATGTTCAAAAAATACACTTTGACCCAATCCTGTTTGACCAATTACTGCAGGAAAATCACCTGTGTTAGAATCATTAAAAGCAGTAGCGTAAGGTCTTGGATAAATTAATGTATCAATCCATGCAGTTCTAATTGAATTACTATTAACTCCTGTATACCAATTACCCATCGGCACTTGTTGATTAGTTTGACCGTAGTTATAAACTACGTATCTATTATTAAAGTCCGATCCTGATGTTGGATACCACCAAGTAACTTCTGTAAATAGATTATTAATTCCTGCACAAACTTGTTGACCTTTTGTAGTATCAATATCGTCATAAACATAATCTTCAACACTACAAGGTAAAGTATTAACTGTACCATCAAAAGAGAAGAAACCATTATTTCCCATCCAATAAGCAACACCATCAATTTCAATAGCTGCATTTTTACCAATCAATCCACAGTTTGTACCAACTTGTTCGAAGCCAAATGTAAATGGTGCACCTACAAATTTCATTGTGTATAGTGCATTATCTGTCCATACTAGAATGTTTTCTTTGGCAACTAGAGCTCCCATAATTTTTGTACCGTCTTGAAGTCTTTGTGAACCTGCAGTGTTAACTGCAGTAATGGTATAATCATTTATATTTTCTTGTTCAGAAAACCTTATAAACATATCATCTTGTGTAGAAGGTGTACCAACAGTTGTTTCAGTTCCTAAATGAATTAAGTGACGTGTGGTTGGTGAAATTAAAGTTATTCTTGTTGCTGTTGGATTATTGGTAGTAGAAAAATCTGCAGTAGTAGTTGAAGCTCTAGTTGATAAACGAGCCGCGATTCCTGAATTCCAAGTAAATGTTTTACCATTAGCTATTGTTGCCACTAGTACTTGACCAAAATTACTTAATGACCATAAACCAGGTTCTAGTGTAACTGTTCCTGCTTGTACTGGATCACCCCATCCTGTAAATTCTGTGGCGTTGGTAACTGTATCTCCAGAACTGTGAGCTTGACCATTAGAAGTTCCTGTTGTTGCTGTTCCTAAAGCTCCTCTAGTAATACTTCGTAGTTCATTTCCAACAATAGAAGAGTAAGTTATTAATTCATTTCCTACAGCAACAGTTCCACCTGTTGCTGGAAAACCGGTTACTGAATTTAAAACAATTGCCGTACCTGTACCTCCGGTACCAGCGGTATCGGCAAATAAAGCTCCGTTTAAAGTTGTTGTTGCAGAACCTTGAACAGTTCCACCATATTGACCTACACCAAATCCATAACCATAAGTTTGATCTGCAGGACCTACATTTTCATATGGTATAATAGAAACACTTCCACCAGTTGCTGCACTTCCAACACTGGTAAAAGTTATAGTAAATGTATCTGCAGTTGGAGTTGATATAACTTGAAAAAGTTTATCTTCAAAATCACTAGCATTTAATCCTGTTCCACCAGGTAAGGTAACTGAATCTAATTTAATAATATCTCCATCTATTAATCCATGAGCACTAGTGGTTGTGATTGTAATTGTCGTAGTGCCATTAAAAGTAAAAGTAGCACCTGTAATTGTAGTTTTTAAAGGAGTAATATCATATAAACCACCTTCAAAATATATAAGTAAAAATTTGTCAGTACCCATTGCAACATACCTATTACCTTCAGTATCTACAAAAGCATGAAGTTGTCTGGTTACTCCTACAATAGATTGATTTAATAAAGATTGCCAACCACCAATTTTTTCTGGTAATCCATATCTAAATCTTACATTATCTGAATCTGTCCAACGACCTACCGCACCAACACTAGTATCTTGTTTGTCGATTCCAGGAGCGAATTTAATTTGTTGAAGAGCCATTTAATAGCTCCTATGCTGTATTTGTTTTTAACTGCCAGCCTTTATTTGTACCTGTATAAATAAGTGTAACTGACTGATTATTTGTTGTTAAATCTATTGAAGCAGCTGTTCCTTGAATTTTTTCTGATCCATTTGGTGCTACAACACATTTGTTTGTTGCAAAACCATTTGATGCTGACACATCCATAATAACTATTTCATCACCCACTGCTCCTGCAGGTAAAGTAATTGTTACAATATTAGCTACTGTGTCTACACCTATTTGATCACCTGGAACTGCTGTGTATGTAGTTTTACTAGCAGCAGTTACTGTTGTAAATCCTTTGTTCATCATTCCAAGATTAGTTGCAGGTGTACCCCCTACTGAATAAACTAACATTGATGCACCTTCAGGAACGGGTACATAAGTTGATGCACTTTGTCCTG